GAAAGCGTCGCATTCGCCAACGGCTTAACCGTTGCAGATACGGATAAAAAATTCACCGTAGAGCCGACACTACAACAAAGCCTAGAAACCAAAGCTCAAGAATCATCCGCTTTCTTGCAAATGATTAACCTTGTTCCCGTCACCGAACAACAAGGCGAACGCTTAGGATTAGGTGCAGCCAGCACACTGGCTAGCACCACAGACACGACAACAAAAGACCGTGAAACGCAGTCAATCGCAAACCTTGATAGCATTAAATATCATTGCCAGCAAATTAACTACGATTCGCACTTAACTTACGGACAGTTAGACCAATGGGCAAAATTCCCTGATTTTGCTGCACGCATTGCCACGGTTAAACAGCAACGAATCGCCCTTGACCGCATCATGATCGGCTTTAACGGCACCAGTCGCGCCGCCACGTCCGACCGCGCAGCAAACCCACTTTTACAAGATGTTGGCTTAGGTTGGTTGCACAAAATCCGCACCGAAGCGAAAAAACGCCACATGAAAGAAGTGGAAAGCGGCAGCGGCAAAATTTATATCGGTAAAGGCCAGCACTATCAAAACCTTGATTCACTCGTCTTTTCCGCAGTAACTGACATTTTAGAACCATGGTTCCATGAAGATGCGGAATTAGTAGCCATTATGGGGCGTGATTTATTGGCGGATAAATATTTCTCGCTCATTAATAACAACAGCGACAAAGGCACAGAACAGCTAGCAAATGACTTAATTATCAGTCAAAAACGAGTGGGCGGCTTACCCGCTGTGCGCGTTCCATCCGTTCCAGCTGGCACGATTTTAATTACCCGCCTTGATAACCTTTCGATTTATTATCAAGAGGGCGCAATGCGCCGTAGCATTGTGGAAAATGCCAAACGTGACCGAGTAGAAGATTATTTATCAAGTAACGATGCTTTCGTGATTGAAAACTATGATTGCGTTGCACTGCTTGAAAATATCGAATTCAAGGATAAATAACGCCCAATGAGACCCACGCAAGCCCACGTGTTAAAAATGACCGCACTTCAAGAAAGTGCGGTAGAAAATGCCGAAGATTTAGCGGTTATGAAAAAATGCTTAGAGTGTTATCAAGACACAGAAAGGATTTAAAACTGATTCAATCCAATGAACGCAAAGCCGCCTACAAAAAGCAAATTTTACCCGACTATATGCCGTGGATAAATGGCGCACTGGAAGCAGGCAGCGGCAAGCAAGACAACATTTTAACTACCTGGCTTGTGTGGGCGATTGATTGCGAAGAATACGCCCTAGCGCTTACGCTTGCTGACTATGCTCTATTCCATGGCTTAGCCTTGCCAGATAATTTCAACCGTACCTTAGGCACCCTGATCGCAGAAGAATTTAGCGACCGCGCCCAATTTGTCGAAAACGAACAAGCCGCCTATTTTGTGACGTACCTTTTGCGTGTAAAACAACTCACAGCAAACGAAGATATGCCCGACCAAAGCCGCGCAAGACTTTACAAGGCGATAGGCTTACTCGATGCTGAAACCCACCCACAACGCGCCCTAGAACACCTTACGCGCGCCAATCAATTAAACCCGAATTGCGGCGTAAAAACCCTCATTAAACGCTTGCAAAAAATCACCGCACTTTCTTAAAATTAAGGCGTTATTTTAGTGCAAGAATAGCGTAGTCTTTCTTGTATAAAATAGCGTCTATTCATTCTAAGGAAACGCCCAAATGCATTTAAATTCAAACCTAACTATACCACCTCGCCGCTGGTATACACTGGCACAAGCAGCGGATAAATTAACTCACGATACAGGACAAAAAATTACCGTAAATGATATGGTTCACTTTCTTTTTTTAGGGTATTTTTTGCCACTCGTACATGTTAAATACAAATTAAACCATTCAATTATATTCAATAGTAAATATCATATTGATTTTAAGCACAGTAAGGCAAAATTAGCTGAAGCAACAAATGCAACCTTGCAGCTTTCCTATGATGATTTGCTCGCACTTAATGATTATTGCAAGCTCGCTTTATTAAATGTTGAATATCCCCAAAACCTTACAACAAAATGGCTTAAGGAATATTTTGATAATTTCATCACTGAGTGCGGGATACATTCAGAAAATGAATTAAATGATGACGTACTTGACCGATTTTTTGCGAAAAATAAAATTTTTACTTATGGTATAGATGGCTTGTTAGGGGTAAAAATTGAAACCTTATACAACGGTGATGCGTCTATCTTTGAAGAGTTAGAAATTATTGAACAAGGTTTAAAGATTCATCATACGGATTTATTGACTCCACCATTATTTGATCACCCTAAAGCACACACAATGTATCATTTAAAACTCGAAGAGCCTTTTTACATTCCTGCGGATGAATTAATTATTGCTTATGAAGGGTTGGTAAGAATTGCGGATGATATACGCGTAAATTTGAGTTTAATTGCTGAAAAAATGGATGATATGGGCCATTTAGATAAATCCATTGCGCCCTATTTACACAAAGGAAAGCCGCAATTTTCACTTACACCACAACCACCCAAAACAGAAAAAACAATAAAAACGGTTAAAAATAAATCGAACGATAACAAAGAAAATCCGACACCACGCAACAAAAAGGATTTTTTTACGTCGCTAATTTTAGCCAGTATCAATGCGACAGCTAAAGCCTATCCCGATTTAGGCGGTTATCAGATTGTAAATGCCGTATTAAACGCATTACAAGAGCAAAAAGGACTTAAAAAAACAGATTTATACACCGTAGAAGGCTATTTGAAAAAATATAAAAAAGTGTATAACACCACATTTAAAGCGAACAGCGGACGGCATAAAGCCAAAATCACCGCAATAATCACCGCCGCTATCGATTAAAACATAATCGAAAACCGCTCAAAAGAAAATCGAACAATGCGACCGCGTGTTGTTCGATTTTTCACATTTCTATCTGATTTTTTCCCCTTCCCTTTTCCCCTACGATGCACTTGCTAAGGTGAACAGCCGAGCACAGAGAAAACGCAAAAAACACATTTAAAGCAACATTTAAACCACGAAAGGGGCAAAGATGGAAACAAACCAAACCTATTTTAATGCGCATGAAATCGCCGAAAAATTAGGGATAAGCCGCAGCGGCATTTATTCCTTAATGAAATCTAGCCATTTTCCAGCACCGATTAAGATCGGGCGTTTAAGCCGTTGAAAGGTTGCAGATGTCACGCAATGGCTAAACTCGAGAGAGATCGCCAATGGGTAAAAATAAAAAGCCCCGAATGAGCCTTAATCATTCAGGGCTAATCACACCGCCAAAGGCGGAACCAATGCAAGACAATTCTAGCAACTTTCCAGTGATTGGCAAGTTATTAACACAATTAAACATAGGGGAAAATATGAGTACACAAGGCGCAGATGATGCGGGCAAAGATATTTCAGATGGCTTTAAATTTTTCTTAAAAGCCATAGGCTCAGGCGTACTTATTGCGCTGATTTTTTGGCAATCGCCGAATTTTATGGGCGCACTTATCCAACTTATTAACGAATTTAAACAATAAGCCAAAAAGAAAGCCCACTTACTCGCACAAGTGGGCTACAGGCTTAATCGCTAATGACTTAGCGAAAAATAATCATTGAACCATATCCTAAGGAATCGCCAAATTAAACCCAAACTAAGGAAAACAAAATCAAAATAGGATTTAATATGAACAACGTTATTTTAACCCAATGCACAACCCACGCAACAAGAAAAGCACAAAAATCGCTTGCACCTAGCTTTACATTGCATTATAGTGAAAAAGCACTCGCGAATTGCGAGGTACGGTCGTCGAAAGCCGTTTTATTATTACAGGCGAACAGCGCGCCAATTCGCGCTTTTTTTGTTCGTAGCGTTTACGCACCTATTCAATATAGCCTATTTTCTGATAGTCTATTCTCAATGGTAGCGCATAGCGGGAAAGGTTTCGCCCTTTGCCGTTTTCCTGTAATAACGGTTTTCGACCCCGTTATGTGTTACCGCCAAATCGTCGAAAGTTTTGCGGTAGCCTTCCAAAAATTATTAC